TAAATTTCCAGCGGCGTCATATATATAATATTCTATATAGTCTGCATATTGACCAAAACTTTCTTGTATAGCCTGGGATGCTATTAGGTTAGAATCACTTGTATTATAACGTGATACCGTTGTACTACCTACAATATTGCCTATTATTTTGATATTATCAGCCATTATTTTTTAGTAATAGAGGTTATAAGTTGTTGTGTATCTAAAAGTTCTTGTCTTAAAGTAGTAATTTCATCTAGTAAAGCTTGTACATTAGTATTATCAATATTAATACCTAAAAGATCTGCTTCTTTTTGAATAATATATCTATGTGAATTTATATCTCCTTCTTTAGGAATTTGATAAAATAAACTTTCATATAATTGAAAAAAATCATCAACAGTAAATGAAGGAGTGTCTTCAGTAACTTGATTATTAAGTAACTGAGAGAAATTTATATCAATTACTTGTTCGTAATTATTTTTATTGAATACAGTTTTTTGTACTGGTATTTGAGCCATTATCTTATAACTTTAAAGTAGTAATTATTATCAGATATAACTGTTCCGCCAGTAGCTAATACAGTTTTAAATAATAATTTATAGTAGCGTTCAGGTTCTAATCCATTCATGTATATATCAAAATAACTACCACTAGTATCACAACTAATTTTAGTGTATGTTGTATCATAATCTACGACAATTTCTTCACTATCCAAATCTTTTATTGACCAATATGAAGTAGATGGTAAAGCTTTATTGTTTAAATAAACTGAACTAGTTTGAAAAGCTCTAGCGGGAAATTTATCTCTTACATTTACTCTGAATCGTTGAACTGAGTCTTGTTGAAATTCACCTTTATTATTACCTAATGAAGGAACAAATAGGTTATTAGAAATAACAGATAATGAACCTGTGCTATATACCGAATCGTCCCATCTTATTTCTAGACATGGTGGATATATAGTATGAGTATTATCTGAAAAATATTTTGTTTCAAATTTAGATTGTGTTGTAAATTCTATAGATGAAGAGTGCTTTAAAATAAAACCATAATTAGATATAATATTAGTATAACTTGCACTTACAGCATTTGTTACTTTTAATTCAATATCTTTAGAAGTTAAATTTGTAAAGGATTGTGTTGATTGATAGTTAGAACTAGTATACCACAATCCACCACCTACATTACTTCCACTTCCATAAGAACCTGTAGTTCCAGAAGTAAAAGAACCAGAAAACCATGCGCTTCCACTATTTTGGTCTTTATATTTCCATCCAGCACCATCAGTAGTAATAGGAGAATTACCTAATCTACCTGTGCCTTTATTCCAATCAGTTGCTATTGGGTGGGCAAATAACGTATAGTTTAAGGGTAAAGATGAAGCGTTAGCTAAATATAACTTTAAGTATACATCAAATGCCTTACCAGCAGCTCTAGCTAATGATTCGCTTATTTGATTAGTTGGGAATTTAATTAAAGCACGTGATACCTCATCTGTGCTATTGATTGATTTAAAGGTGCTAATTTCTAATATTTCATCCAATCCAGTATTTAATGTTGGATAAAATGAATATAGAGTAGCACTTTTTTCAGGGAATATTTTATAGATTGCCATAGTTAGTAATTACTACATATAAATATGTTAAATACCAAACTATTTTACGCTAATAATGCGTGATATTCTTTAAAATGTTTGATACGATCAGGTAAACCAATAGTACCACCATTAACACGTTTAGTAATAGATGTAACAACTGCATCAGTTGCGCCACCATCTGCCATAATGTGTAATTTATTTTTATTAAAAAACCAAGCAGCTGATAATAATGCATATTTTTCTGCTACCCATGTTGGGTTAGCAGCAATATCTTCATTTATTGATTTACCAAATGCTGTATAATTATCTTTACCAGTTAATTGAATATAACCACGACCACAAAACTTAGCACCATCACCACTTGCTTCATCACCATTACCCATTCTAGATGAGTAAACTTTATTAGCAATTTTTTCAGGTTTGCGTTCGTATTGTTTAGCTAATGCTTCGGTTGGGAAATATTTTTTAAATATACCCATTAAACCTTTAGCACTATAATTTAAGTTTTCTTTAGTTAATCTAAACCCACCTGATTCGTGGCCACATTGAGCTAAGAAATGAGCTAAACGTAGTGGAGTATTGATTTGGAATTTTTCCATTACTCCTGGGATTTGAGCTATAACAGTGTCAGGAACATGCCCTTTTAATTTTTCTAGATTCATATTTTTAATTTTTAACTTACAACAACTCTACCTTGTATATCTGTGTTAGGATATCTAACTTCAAATATAGCAGGATCTAATGAAGGATATATATTACCTTTTTTAGTAGCACCTGCAATGTCATATCCATATTGAGAATAATTTCCTCCTTGTTTATTAACTACTTCTAATTTAATTACCGATTGTACTCCTTTAACTTGTAAAAGTTTTGATTGAATATCTGAAAGTATAATTGGTTGATTTACTTGCCATTTATCTATATCAAAATAGTCTTTTAAAGTAACTATACAATTTGTTAATACATCTTTATTAGAATATCCACTTAAAATAGCAATATCAAAATTAACTCCAATATTAATATAAAACGCATCTCTAATATTAATAGCATCAGTAACCATTCTATATTGACTAAGATATGTTACTAGATTTTGTTTTAAAGTAGTAGAAGCTGTTGTTAAATTTTTATTAGAATTATACGCTAATACATATAAGTCTAAAGATAACGGATTATAATCTTGAGTATAAGATACTGTTTGTTGTGGATTTTTATTAAAATCTTGGGAAACATATGCTTTAGCTATATTACCATAATCAGAAGGCATACTTAATGCTCGCACAATATAGTCATCTTTAGTTACAGCTCTTAATTGAGTTGAATATGAATATAAAGCATTTTGTCTTATTTCTTCTGATGTATCTCCACCTCTACCTCCTGTAGAAGGATTAGGGTTTGTTGGGACTATACTTTGAAGAACATATGTTGATCCTGTTATAGGAGTTCCATTTTTAAAATAAGCAGTTGAAGTATCTATTATAGTTAAATCATTAACAGGAATATTTGAAGTAACACCACCACCAACTAAATATTTTACTGTTAAAGAACCAGAAGGAGCTAAACCATATTCTTGAGTAAAGAAAGAAGAAGCTTCATTATAGTTATTTGTTAATAATGAAATACCAGGAACAATTCCAGATTGAATATTTCCAGGAGTTGGAATAATTTGATTATCTGTTTTATTAGATATACCTGCTCCAAATTCTAATTGTAATGTATTGTCTGATAGTATTCTAGAAACAAATCTTCTAGGTGCTCTTTGTAATTGTACTAAATAAGGAACTTGATTTGCATCAGAACCAGTATTTGTTACTTTTTGAAATATAGAAGATTGTGCCAAGTAAGGTACTTCATACCATATATTTCCATCACTACCTGTAACATTTAGTATTTGTAATATGTTATCATCAATAATATTAGTAGTAGCAAATTTTTGGTTAGGTGCAAAAGATACTGATGTTGACTTAATTTCAGCAGAAATAACTTTAACTGATTTTTTTACTAAGAAATAACTATTGTTATAATAAGTAATATCAGCACTACCCGAATCAGTAAAATCTACTTGTTGAGTAGTTAAAAATTTAAGTCCTGTTGAGTTAGAAGTTAAAGATGTGTTTGCGGGAATTATTAAACCATAATTATAAAAATCAGGTACTAAAGAACTACCACTTAATACTGTTGGGATTTGTTGGTATATATCCAGTGTAGTATTAGAAGCATATGATGCTTTAGGACGATAACCCATTACATAAGATAATGCGTATAAGTTTTCTTTCTCCTTAGCATATAATAAGAAATTTTCTTGTACTTGAGTATCTAAATAAAATGACATCACATCACCAACATAAGAAGACATTTCAAGAAATAAATTTCCAGGAGTAGCTTCTGAAAAGTCATTATAGGTATTTGGGAAATATGTTTTAGTGTAGTTTACTAGATTAGCTTTAAAGTCACTAAAACTTTTATTTAAGTATGATATATTTTTATCTTCAGACATTATTATGTAAATTGTACAGTTATTTGATCAGGTGTATTTGATATTTTTAAAAAATAACTTATAGTTATATTTAAAGTATTATAATCGGTATTTGAAACCACTTCTATATCAGTTACTGCTACTTCAGGTATAAAAATATTAATAGCATTTGTTATTTTACTTTTTAATACTTCTAATCCTGATGGAGTTATGTTATCAAATAGAGATTTTTTTATATCTGCTCCAAATTCAGGATTCATTACTCTTTCACCTCTATCTGTTAACAGTAAATTAACCAAATTAGATTTAATTTGATCTTTAGTTGAATAAGTACTATTAAAAACCTTACTACTATTAAAAGGTAGTGATACCCCAATAGCAATATTCTTTTGTAAATCTAACGGATTTACACGTATTGTTTGAGGTATTGGCATATTAATCTAATTGTCTTAATCCTTGTCTATCCATTGGTGACATGTTATTAGCAGCATCAGCAATAAAGGCAGCAAATGGATTTACTTTTTCACCTGTATTTTCATCAACGGCATTGATTACTTCCAATTTATTAGATTGTTGTTGAAAACCAAATGCTTCGCCCATTTGTGCCGCTAATTGGTTGCGGACACCACCAGATAGTGGATTTGTTGGTACATTAGCACTAGTAAAGTTCATAGTTTTACCTTCACGTAATGCTTTTTTCTCTTGTTTAGCCATGTGCTCTTCAAGAATGTATGGTAACTCTTCATGAATAGCATCGATTACGGCTTCTTTAATTAATTTTTTAAATGCTTTAATGTTCATAATTATAAATATTTATCCTTGTAAATTCTTTTGATCTATTATTAATTTTAATTGATCCACTAATACTTGTGGATCTTGAGTAAATGAATATTCGCTTTTAAGTATTTCTACATTATCTCTATTAATAGCTACAGCATAATGTCGCTTAACTCCTTTAACTTCTA